TACAGCACTAAATTGTCCTTTACCAATACCAGTTTCTAAACGCGTAGTGCAAATACTTCCATTACCAACACCAACACGAATACAATCAACATCATAATTAGATAATGCTTTATATCCTTGCCAATTACATACATTACCAACCATTAAAACAATATTTTTATATTTATTTCTAATAGTAGTAATTGCTTTAAATACATTTTCATTAAAACCATTGGCTACATCTATACATATTAAATCAACACCAACAGCTATTAATTTATCTAATCTTTCTAAATAATCACCTATAATACCAATAGCAGCACCTACACATAACGAACCATTATTATCTATACAAGCTTTTTCTTTATTATTTTCATAATGTTTTATATTATTTAATGTAATTAATCCAACTAATTCTGAATTATTTACTATTGGAATTTTCTCTATTTTACGTTCTAACATTAATTCTTTAGCAATACTTAATGTTGTTTCTAATGAATGATTTGTCATAGATATATCTAATGTTATTAAATTTGTGCTCATAAATTCTTTTACTTCTAATTTAATATTATTATTATCATTACAATCTTCAATATGTTTTTGTTTTTCTATCATATATTCAATATCACGATGAGTTATAATACCTAATAATTTATTATTACTATCTACTATACAAAAAGAAGATACATTATATTGTTCACGTAAATTTTCAATTTCTATAATTGACGTTTCAGGAGATACTTTATATGGTTCAGTTATTATATATTGTAAAAAACGCTTTACTTTCATTACATGAGAAACCTGATTATCTATACTCATATAACGATGAATAATACCTAATCCGCCATTTGTAGCCATTTTAATCGCCATTTCTGTTTCTGTTACAGTGTCCATTGGACTACTTATTAATGGTGTTTTAATTATTAATTTTCTTCCATTTGTAGCAATATTACTTTCTAAATTAATAGAACTACGTGTTGAAATATTACTTAATAATGGTTCCATCAAAACATCATCAAAACATAATGATTGACCTAAATTCATTTTAGTAAAATTTATTAGATATTAGATATTATAACTTTTATTTTATAACTAAAAATAAATAATATACTTATTTTTATATTAAAACGATTATTATGAAAATAAAGTAAATTAAAAAATAAATTAAAAAATAAATTAAAACATAAATTAAAAAATTAAATTAAAATAATTTAATCTAAATCATCCAATATATCTTGTGTAGATATATTATTGAATTTAATATTAGTATTAGTATTAGTATTAGTATAATTATTATAATTAGTATCTTTTTTTTCTATAAAATCTTTTATATGTAATATTGATTCATTGTCAAATATCATAAAATACATAAATAATAATGGTAAAAAATGAAATATTGTTTTATCTAAAACATAATCTATTTTATCCATTTTATTCACTTGATTTATATTATTTATTTTTTTATTATTATTATTATTATTATTTAATTGTAAAATAGTTTTTATTATGTTTGGAGTTTCATTATTTTCATTATTTTCATTATTTTCTATTTGATTAAATAAATATACTAATTTAAATAATTCTATTGATACATTCTGTAGTGCTAATTCAAAATCCATTAATTGTTCATATTTTATTTTACCATCATTAATATAATTATGAATATTTACACCAATATACTTATAATTTTTATTAATTCTATTCATTCTATCGTCAATATTTTCAACATATTCTATTACTTCCATTTTACTATTTTTTTTTACTTATTAATATTAAATATTATATAAATAGTTTTTATTCGCATAGTATATAAATTGTAAAATATAACAATTAAAAATAAAAAAATATAAAATTACTTAAAAAACTAATCTATATCTATATTATCATAATTTGGTGGTTTAACATAATTTAAATAATTATTTTCATTTAATTCATTATTTTCATTATTTTCTAAATTATTATTTATATTATCTATTTCATCATAAGCAGGTAAGCTATTTATAATATATATTTTTGCTTTTTCTTTTTTTTTACAACAACAACATAAACAACTTATCAATAATAATAAATAAAATAAAAATAAAAGATTTATACTTCCATAATATCTATCCGTTAATATTGTATCGTCTGTTTGTATTTGTAGCGCATTTTCATTTATACATTTGCATAAACAAGTTGATACGTCATTTGAATTATTATCTATACAATCTATACTTAATAATGATGGTGATTTATTATTATTTATTATATTTACATATTCGATTATAATATCTTTACATACATTTGAACAATAATTTATTATTTTAGTAGATACTATTGATGTAAAATTTAGTATATCATAAATAATCATTTTATTATTTTAGATATTTTATTATAGTTTGTTATTTAATTATATTTTATTAATATAAAAAAATTAAAAATTTAAAATTTAATTTTATAAATAATTTTATTTTATTTTATTAACATAAATATTAATATTATTTTTAAATTATTATAATTATTAAGCATCTTCTTCATCAGTAAGAGTTACCTTTTTTTCCTTTTTAGTTTTAGGAGTTTTGGGTTCCTTAGGTTCTTTTTTTGATGATTTTTTAGTAGTAGCTTCTTCATCAATTTCTAAATCTTGTTCTTGATTAGATTTATTATCATCTGTTTTACCAATACTTTCATCAATTTGAATATCTTCAGCTTCACCTGCTAATTTCTTAATGCGTGATGTTTCAATTGCTTTCCATTTTTCAAGTTATACATTATATTTTTCTTTTTCTTCTTGATAAATAGTTTCATAAGGTTCTTTGTCTTTATCAGAAAGTTCTTTCCACATTTTACCAGCTTCAGTAGTAATTTTAGTATTAAGTTTATCAGTTTCACCTTGTTTAATTAATTTTTCTTTAATCGTAGAACGATTATCATTTAAATAACGAAAATATCCACTTACAGGAGCTTTTGGTTTTTCTGCTGAAATATCACCATTCTTAATAGCATCAGCTTTAAGATTTTCATATTGAGAATTATAATCATTTTTTTGCTTTAACGCATCATTAATATATTTTTCTTTTTTAACATCAGAAAGTTCATTCCAAGTTGAACTCGCATTCTTCAATTCAAATTTAATCTCTTTACTTTTACAATCTGTAGCATAATATTTACAGTATAAATTATAAGCAGACTTAGGTTTAGTTAATCCATCAGGTTTAAATGTTTCTTTAACTTTTTTTTCACGTTTGTTTTGAGTTTTAATTAATTTTTCAAGTTCTTCAATAGATTTACCCCAATAATGATTAAGAATAGATTCATATTCAGACTCATCAAGCTTAAATACAGTTTTAAAATCAATTAGAAATTCTTTGAAAAATTTAGCTTCAACTGAATTTGTTTTCAAACGTCCATACCAAATACTATGAGTTTCCATTTCTTCGTTTTCTTCAGGTTTAGTTTCCTTTAATTCTTTTTTACTTGTTTTGGTAGACATTATTTTAAATAATTAGTTTATGTTTAAATTAAACTTAAATGCTTTTAATATAATATTAACTTATTCAATAATTTATATATTTTAAATATAATATAAAAAAATCAATTTTTATATTATATTTTTTTATAAAAAAAAATAGATAAAAATAGATAAAAACTAATTTTATTTATTATTTTTGATTTAAAAATATAAAAATCTAATAAACTAATTAAAATTAAATTATTATATATAAAAATGGATATAGATTATACTTATTCTATATATAATTTATCTTTACTATCTGAGACAGATTTATTATCATTTAATAATGATTATATTGAAAATATAAAAAAATATTATAAATGTAATAATGATATCTATAAAATTATAATAGATGAAATTATTAAACTTAAAAACACTATTGAATTTAATAATTGGTCAAATGAATATTATAGTGAATGTATTTTTGTTGAACACTTTTTTAAAAATATTAATGAAAATAATATAAATAAACCTATTAAATATTATAATTGTAATTATTGTAAAAGTTCAAAACCAAAAAAAGAATTAAAAAAATGTGGTAAATGTAAATTAATATATTATTGTAGTTTTGCTTGTCAAATACGCGATTGGAATAATACTATTGAACCTCATAAATCTATATGTATTGATTATGAAAATGAAGTTGAAAATGAAGTTGAAAATGAGAATATGAATGAACCTAATAATAATTGTCTATATAATTCTTAATTTATTATTTTATATTATATTTTTTATTAAATTTGTTTCTTTTCTATTAAATTTGTTTCTTTTCTATTAAATTTGTTTCTTTTCTATTAAATTTGTTTATTTTCTATTAAATTTAATTTAAAAATTGATTATATAAAATAATATATTATCGTATTATTTATAAAATTAATATTATACATATACTTATTATAATACATATACTTATTATTATAATATATATACTTATTGTTATATTATTTATAATAATATGGGTGTTCCAGGATTATTTGCGTCTCTTGTAAAAAATTATAATAAACAAGACTCTAAAATTATAAAACAAAATATTGATAATGATTTACCCAATCATTTATATTTAGATTTTAATGGAGGAATTTATCAAGTTTTAAGAGATGAAATTAAAACTGAAGAAACACTCATTATTCATACAATTGATTATTTAGAAAAATTATGTAAAATTATACCTAATTTAAAATTTATTTATATAGCAATTGATGGGGTTTGTCCTCGTGCTAAAATGGAACAGCAACGTCAACGTCGTTTTCATTCAATTTGTAAAAAAAATCGTTCTACTAAAATTAATCAATTATTCGGCAATGACCTTGATAAATCTTCAGTTAATACTAATATTGATACTAATATGATTACCCCAGGAACAAGATTTATGCACCAACTTTCTATAGAAATAAAACAGAAACTTAAAGAAGAAGGTAATACTATTTTTAAAAATAAAACAATTATATTTAGTGATTCATCAATACCACAAGAAGGAGAACATAAAATTTTACAACATATTAAAGAAGCCGAACACCTTGCTATTAATGGAACCGAAAAAGAACAACTTCTCTATGGTTCAGACCATAATACTATTATTTATGGTTTGGATGGAGATTTAATTTATTTATCACTTACTACACATATACCTAATATATATCTTTTTAGAGAAGCTTCTGAATATGGCAACTTAGCAGTTTTTCATTCTGGAAAACCTTATTTATTTATGGATATGAATATTTTACAAAATGCTATTATTGATTATTTTCATAAATATTGTGGAATTATAGATGCTACAAAAATAAATCAGTATATTGATGATTATGTATTTTTAGGTATGATTTTAGGTAATGATTTTATGCCTAAACAACATTGGTTTAGTATTCATGAAGGCGGATACGAAAGATTATTATCTGCTTATTTTCAAATTCATAATCATACCGAACAATTTCTTGTAAATGTAGTGTCTATGCAAATTAATACAGAAATGTTGTGCGATTTATTATTTATTATTAAAGAACAAGAAAAAGAAACCATTGATAACTTATTTGAAAAACGTAAAAAACTACGTATTAGAGTTAAAGATGAAATGACAGAAAGAGAAAGACAACAATTATTAGCAGATATGTATCCTTTACAACATCTTTATGTAGAAAAAGCTATTGAACCACATAAACAAGGTTGGCAATCAAGATATTATAAAACCTGTTTTAATATGGATAATAATAATGAAAATTTAGAAATGATATCACAAACTTATTTAAAAACATTAGTATGGAATTTTCTCTATTATTTTGATGAATGTCCATCTTGGGATTGGTATTATCCATACGCTTATTCACCTACATTTACTGATATTTATAACGAACTTGTTAAACATAAAAATATTAATGTTACTACAACCAGTAAAGTTTTCCAATTTGGTAAAACATCACCAGTTAATCAACAAACATTATTATTTATGGTATTACCTTTCGCAAGCCGAAAATATATTATAAATGATGCTAAATTACAATTAGAAACGGAAAAATCACCTATGAATATTTATTTCCCAAAACAATATAGTTTAAATGTTGCTTTTCATCGTTATTATTATGAATGCACACCTATTATTTATAAAATGGATTTAGTAAAAGTTAAACATTTTATAAAAGAATGTAAAATGACAACAGAAGAAAAACAACGTAATGTTATTGGTGAATTACTTATTATTGAATAATTACTTTTTATTAATTATTTTCTATTTATTAATTATTTTCTATTTATTAATTTTTATTAATTATTTTCTATTTATTATTTTTTATTAATTTTTTTATTTTTTATAATTTATATTAAAATATATATTAAATATAAATTATAACTATAAAAATTATGATTAAAACAAAAAAACCTATATGTCCTTCTGGATATAATCTTAAAAATGCTTATAAAACAAAACGCGGTAATATTATACAATCAAGATGTATTCAAAATACTGGATTAATTTCACCTGGTAAAAGTATAAATAAAAAATTAAAAATGATAGCAAATTCAAAAAAACGTTCTTTAAAAGCTATTAAATATAGTAAAAAATTTAGTATTCCAATAAGAGAACGTTGTAAAGAAGGAGAAACATTAAGACGAGGCTATACACGTAAATCTTATAATAGAAGACAAGGTAAATATAAAGGATTACATTATAGACACGCAGTAGTTGGTCCTGGATGTATAAAGAAAAGAGGTAATAAAAATATTCCTACAAGAACAGAAAAACAAAAAAGCAAAAGAAGTATTATTATTCTTGATAAAGACGACCATTTATTAAGCGAATATGGCTATTTTGATGTTGCTAATAAACCTAAAAGCGAACGTATTTTATCATTACATAAACTCATAAATCATTTTTTACCAATTAAAGGAGAAATGGCTACATATAATTATATTATAAAAGCACTTAACGCCAGATATATACTTAATAGAAATAGTAATCCAAAAACTGCTCATATATTTAAATCAGACCAAAAAACAATTAGTAAATTTTATAAAACTATAAAAAAATAAAAATTATATAGAAATTATAAAGAAATTATATAGAAATTAAATTATAAGATTTAGTTTATTTATTTTTATTTAGTTTTATTTAGTTTTTCTAATAATTCAATATAACTATCCCAATAAATATTAGGGCTATCTTCGTGTTTAAAACATATATCTTCATCATCATTAATAATATTATTTTTACATCTAATTAATTTATTTTTATAATTTCTTATATAAGTACATCTTTTACTATCTGGATAACTATTAATTTTAGACTTTTTAAATAATAAAGGTTTTTTATTATAAGCAATATCAGCTTGTTTCATTTTTTTTAAATCATCTTTTAATTGGTCTTCTTGTTTAATAATACCTTTTCTGTCTTTTCCAAATACTCTATCTTTATATAATTTATAGTCAATTAAGTTTTTAGGTTTTTTACTATAAATATAAGTTAATTCTTCTTCGAGTTCATCATCTGTTGTATCTGTTGTATCTTTTGTATCTTTTGTATCTATTGTAGCTATTGTATCTGTTGTATCTATTCTATCTATTGTGTCTATTCTATCTATTTTATCCGTTGTATTTATATTATTAGTATATGATGATGTCTCTATTTCTATATATTTTTTATATATATATTTAGTTACATAATTTTCTAATTTATTCATTTGTTTTGATAACATATCTATATTTGAAGAAGTCATATTTAAATAGAAAATAACTATAAATATTAATTAATTTTAAACTATAATTTAATAGTTTACTATATTTTTTTCAATTTTTTATGTTAATTAATACATCATTTTAATATATTATAAAAATTGATTAATTTAAAGATAAACTTTTAAATTATAAATATAATTGTAATTAAAATAATACTTAAAGAACAAATTACAATATTGACATATTAGTTTTAAAAATGGATATTATAAATAGTGATGAGTATAGTCATAAACTTATTTCTAAAGATAAAAAAGATAAAAAAGATAAAAAAGATAAAAAAGATAAAAAAGATAAAAAAGATAAAAAACACAAAGATAAAAAAGATAAAGAAGAAGCTATTGAATTTAAAGTTTCACCTGTATCTATTTCTACTTGTACTGTTTTAACTAATTTAAATTCAAAATTAAATCTCGGTTTAATTAGTAGATTTATACCTATTCATGACCAATATTCAAAAGTGCTTGATGACAAAAGTGGAGGTATTTATAATTTAGAATTTTATGGTAATTGTGCTCGTGGTGAAACATTAATTGATAAAATTAAAGATGAATTTAATAACCAAGCTACTATTAAATTTAAATATTGGGGTTTTAGATGTGTAAATGTTAAATTTTTTGCAAATGGTAAATTACAAATGACAGGCTTAAAATATGAAAATGAAGCAAAAGAAATAGCACAACTATTAATTAATATTATTAATAATATTACTATAACAGTTAAAACATCAATCGAACATATTATTAATAATAGTAAAGATATTTATAGTAATAGTGATAGTAATAGTGATAGTAATAGTAATAGTAATAGTGATAGTGATAGTGATAGTAATAGTAATAGTGATAGTGATAGTAATAGTAATAGTGATAGTAATAATGGTAATAAAAATGATTTTCAATTAATATATGATAAACATACAAATAATGTATTTTATTACAGAAAATCTTATGATAGATTTTTAATACAATATGAATTTGATACAGATATAATATATAATGCTAAATGTTTAGATAATTTTAATATAAAAGATAAAACTGTTAATTTTAATAGAAAAAATTATGTAAAAGAAATACATGATTCTTATAATGATACTATTGAAAGTAAAAATACATCATTTCTGAAAGAAAATGAATGGTATGATGATAATACTATTAAAACTATTATTACAAAAATAGAACATATTAAATATTATTTTACATTTGAATTAGAACAAGCATTAATTAATAGTTATACTTTAATAGATATAAAAAAAAACATTGAAGGTATTATAAAAAAATATACTGATTTTAAATTTATACCATTAGATAAAATATTAGGTAATATTCATAAAAATTTATACAATGATGATGAACAAACAATAAGCAATCTTAAAAATGAAATTTTTAAATTTAATAAACAATACATAAATTTATTAGAGAAAAAAATTAATAGACTTGTTAATATTCGAACTATTGATATATCTATTTGTAATTTTGTTAAAAACTATTTAATAGAAGAATGGAAAATTGAAGAAGAAAAAATTGAAGAAGAAAAAATAGTAGAAGGGAAAGTAGAAAAAGAGAAAGTAGAAAATAATATAATAACTATACCTCTTGAAAAATTAGAATTAAATAATACTATTATTAATGAACCTCATAATTATAATATTACAGAAACACAAACTGTTTTAATTAATAGTGATTTATCAATTAATCATAATATTAATCTAAAAAGAATATCTAAAATATTGAAAAGAGAAGGATTATTTAATACATATGAACCAGATGATTATCCTGGTGTTTTAACAAAATATTATTACAATGATAATAATGATATACAAGGTATATGTAATTGTCCTATTCATTGTTCTACACGTGAAAAACATTCTATATGTACCAAAATTACAATATCTGTGTTTAGACCTGGTAGCATTATTATTACAGGAGCCCGTAAACTTATTCACTTAATGTCAGCACACGATAAAATTTTAGAAGTATTGAAAACTAATATTGAATATGTAAAAGGTATTGATAATGAAGATGATAATAAACAAATTGCTATTTTAAATAATGAATTTAGAAAAATTTCAAAAAAACCAAGACTCTTCTTTATTAAAAAAGAACAAATTAATAATTGTTAGAAAATTTAATAAGAAGTATGAATAAATATGATTAATATGATGAAGACTAAATTATTATAATAAAAAAAAATTATATTATTTTTATTTTTATAAGTTATAAGTTATAAGTTATAAATTAGATAATAAATAATTTTTATAAATAAAATTTTTTTTCTCCTATTTGTATTTCCAAAGGATAATCAAGGTGATTTATATATTGATATTGTATTATATCACAATCTTCAAAAACATATAATAGACTTTCATCAAACTTCAAAATTTTTAATCTTGGATGAGTTTTCATAATATTAATTATTTTTGGAATATCACTCATACCAAAATTAATAGTTGTTAAATCCAAAGAAAGAAGTGATTGTGTTTTTCTACACAATAATGATAGAAAATAGTAAAAATCATCAAATGTATTTGATGTAACTGGAATATGCAACTCCAAATTTATAATTTTGGAGAAATGTCGAGCCATCAAACTCTTGCATAAATACATAAACTTTATTTTTTCATTTCTATTTGTGATGTCAGAAGCTGTTATATTAAAATTATACACTGTAAGATTAAATTGCCAAAATAATTGTAAAAATGCGGAAACCAGCTCAAAATTGTCTATTACCCTCAAACTCGAATTTACGCTAAAAAATTCTGAACCTTCACTAACTCTTGATCGAATATAGGTTTTAAATGTCTCTATCAAGTCCGTAGGAATGTCTCTAATAATAGAAATATTTCGTGCGAAAACACCAGCTCCACAATCTAATATCTCTTCATCTTCACTACTACAAGGACCTTTCTTGCCGATATATAATTTATCATCTTTTTCTTGGAATGACTCTTGTAGCATATCAGCTTCAACTCTGCGCCATTGGGCCTGAAACTTATTGAAATATTTACTGTTCTTATCCATTTCGAAAGTATATCAAAAGTATATCAATTTCAATACTAATAATAATTATAATAACATTAAATTTATTTTTCAATTTTTTATTTTTTTTTCTATTTTTTCTATTTTTTTACAATCAGCAAGTCTATAAAATACGTATTATATTTTTATTATATTACAAACAATATTTAATAAATTTACCATAATCTTTTTTTATTTTTTCCCAAACATTGTTTGGTATTTTATTTACCATATTTAATTTTAAAAATTTATTATTTTCATTAGTCATAAATAATTGATGATACATAATTATTTGGGGATTAACTTTTATAAATGAATCGTCATTAATTTTTGATAATTTTTTCTTTTCAGCAAAACAAGATTCATATATATCTTTAGTACCTTTCTTTAATTTTGCTAAATTTATAAAATTACCTATACCTAATGACATCATAATATTATCATCTTCTGTGTCAAAACGTTTTACATTAGGCTCTAATTTTTGTAATTCTTCCTCTTTATACATTTGACGAATAAATCCCCCTTCTTGTTCTTTTATTTCTTTTTCAATTATTGATGATGATGATGATGATGAAGATAAATCAATATTTGTTTTTGATTCAGGAATAGGTTCAACAGAATCTAAAACTTCATTCACCTCTATTATACTTAAACGTTGTTTGTCTGCTTTTGATAATTCGTTATAAGGTTTCTTAGATTGATAAGGATTTAATGTAGATTGTAAAGTTCTATATAATTCTCCGCTTAATTTACGAACTTTTGCCATTTTTCTTGGACTAATATAATGTTCTTTACACCATTTATTCAATGATGGACTACTCTTAGTATCATATTCATTTTCATCATCATCATCTAATGTAAATTCAATATTGGGATTAATTTCTCTTATTTTAGTATTTATTTGAGATTCTGTTATAATGTTATTTATTTTATTTTGTTGTGCTTTATCTTCTTTTATTTTATCATCTTTTATTTTTACAGCAACTGCTAAATACATTTTATAAGCTTTTAATATTGACATATAATCACCATAATGATGCTCAAATGACTTCATTATTTTCTTATGTTTGGCTAATTCTTTATTATTCCATTCTTTTGATTTCTTTTTATCTGGATAAAATTTACTTAAAATACTATCTATTCTACCTTCAGCAGTTATTGATAACGCAATAATATCACAAACCGAACGAGAACAACCATAAAAATGAGATGCTATTAATGACCTCGCAAAATTTGGGTCTAATGACCTAAATTTAGATAAAGCTAAACCCATTGGGGTTATTTTACCGTTATTATTAATATCTGTAATTGCTCCTAAAGCATAAAGAGTATTTAAAGCATTTATTATAAATTTTTCGTGAGGAGGTGAAATAAATTCATCTAAAAATAATCTTAGTTGTTTTATTGTATTAATATCTGACATTTTTAATAAATCTAATATATTCATTGTAATATCTTGTTTTTCTATTGATGGAGTTGGAAATTCTTCAAATCTTTCAAAATCATTTTCACTATAAAGATGAATACACATACCTGGAGATGTTCTACCTACACGACCTTTGCGTTGCTTTACAGCACTTTGTGCTATATTACTTTCCAATAATCTACTTACTCTCATAGTAGGTTCATAAGAAGCCGTATATTCTAAACCCGATTCAATCACAAATTTAATACCCTCCACTGTTATTGATGATTCAGCAACATTTGTTGTAAAAACAATCTTTCTTGTATAAGGATAACCATTACCTTCTTTATCTTTAATTAATTTATAAGCATTTTCATCAACTGCTAATGTTTGTTGTTTTTTTTGTGTTTTACCATCTAATACAGCACAATATGGATTTATTTCATATTCAGGCGGTATTGATTTTGTTTGTGAATTTTTTCTTGTTTGATTTCTTGATTGTGTTCTTGATTGTGTTCTTGATTGTGTTCTTGATTGTGTTCTTGATTGTGTTCTTGATTGGGTTCTTGATTGGGTTCTTGAACTTTTTCTTGTTTTTTTTATAAATTGTTTTCTAAAATTATTCATTTCTCTATTAAGACTATCACATAATTGATTACCATCACCTTTTGACTTTATAAATACCATTATATCACCAGTA